AAAGCGGTGCCGCCATTTTGTCGCCATACAGGGGAATGAGGTGTTGTAAGTGATTGATTTAATGGATGGTAAAATTCAGGCAACAAAAAACCCATCAACCTTGAACCAAAACGGCGGGGTTGATGGGCTCCACAAATTGGGGACATCAAAGAAAAGCAGTGGCACTAGTTATGACTGCACCCTGCGTAAAAAGTTCTGCGCGTAACGAAAATTTTTTCAGCCACACGCAAACTTGAGATTTATCCGAGTCCTGGCCAGATGATGATGATCAGCGTACCTGCCAGCGTCAGCAGCACGTTGGCGATTGCGTACGTGCCTGCATAGCCCAGCGCCGGAATATTGCTGCGCGCGGTGTCGCTGATGATCTCCATCGCAGGTGCGCAGGTGCGCGCGCCCATCATCGCGCCGAAGAGCAGGGCGCGGTTCATGCGCAGCACGTAGGCGCCGAACAGGAAGCAAATCACTACCGGTACCAGGCTGACGATAAGTCCGGAAACCAACATTTGCCAGCCGACTGCGCCCAGGCCGTTGCCAATGCCGCTCCCGGCGCTTAAGCCGACACCCGCCATAAAGACCATCAGACCGAACTCTTTCACCATGTTCAGCGCCCCCTGAGGGATATAGCCGAAGGTGGGATGGTTAGCTCGCAGGAAGCCCAGCATGATCCCGGCGAACAGCAGACCGGCAGCGTTACCGATGCCGAAGCTAAAGTTGCTGAACTGGAAGGTGATCATCCCGATCATCAGGCCGACAATGAAGAAGGCGCAGAAGGCTAACAGGTCCGTCACCTGGCTGTGGATCGAGATAAAGCCGATACGGTCGGCTACGGTTTTAACCCGTCGGGCATCGCCGCTGACCTGCAACACATCGCCTTTATTGAGCACCACGTTATCGTCGATAGGCATTTCAATCTGGCTGCGGATCACGCGGTTGAGGAAACAGCCGTGGTCGGTCAGCTTCAGCTGTGCCAGACGGCGGCCCACGGCGTTGTGGTTTTTCACCACAATCTCTTCGGTGACGATACGCATGTCCAGCAGGTCGCGGTCAAACACCTCTTTCCCGTTGCGGAAGCTCGGATCGAGACGCGCGTGGGCGTCCGGGTAGCCAACAAGGGCGATGTCATCGCCCATCTGGAGCACCGCGTCACCGTCCGGGTTTGCCAGAATGCCGTTACGACGGATACGTTCGATGTAGCAGCCGGTCTGACGGTAGATCCCCAGCTCGCGCAGGTTTTTCCCGTCGGTCCAGGCAACCAGCTCCGGCCCGACGCGATAGGCGCGGATCACCGGCAGGTAAACTTTACGTTTGGAGTCCGTGTCCAGGCCGCGCTCGCGGGCGATAGTCTGGGCGCTGGTCTGGAGATCCTGATGCTGAAGCTTTGGCAGATAGCGCGCGCCCACAATCAGGCTCACCAGACCAATCAGATAGGTCAGGGCATAGCCCAGGCTCAGGTTGTCCAGCGCAGCGGAAAGCGGCGTGCCTGCCATGCCAGAATGACGAAGCGTATCCCCCGCGCCGACAAGCACCGGCGTGGAGGTCATTGAGCCTGCCAGCATACCGGCCGTTAAGCCGATGTCCCAGCCAAACAGTTTGCCCAACCCTAACGCAATCAGCAGGGCGCTGCCGACCATCACCAGCGCCAGCATCAGGTAATTTTTGCCGTCTCGGAAGAAAATGGAAAAAAAGTTCGGACCAGCTTCCACGCCTACGCAAAAAATAAACAGCATGAAACCTAAGTTAAGCGCGTCCGTGTTAATACTGAAATGCTGTTGACCTAATAACAGGGAGACGACTAAAACGCCAATGGAATTACCAAGTTGAACTGAACCCAGGCGTAATTTACCCAGACAAAGGCCCAGCGCCAGTACCACAAATAATAACAGGATGTAATTCCCATTTAACAAGTCTGCGACGTTTATATTCACGGAGGCTAACTTCTTGTTTACCAGTAAGTTGTTGAATGAAAGGACTATTTGGGCTACTGTTTTCAGAGTCAGGGAATCACTTTGCACCTCCCTGCTTCCTGATAAATACCCTAAACACTAGCAGGCGGTTAGTTTAATCGTAATAGCTACCGACAGCCACCTATTATCGCACGACTTCTGTGCGTGCTTTGGCAAGGATTGCCGCATTGCTTTATCTGACTGGGCGTCCACCGGACGATTTTTGTATTTGATAGAGATAAGTCAGGAGGATAGTTTGAACTTTAAACGAAACTGGGCTGGCGTAATCAGCTGTTTTTTGCTGTTTACGGTCGTTTGCATGTCGCTCGCTTTTAACGTGAAAGGCGCCTTCAGAGCGTCCGGTCATCCCGAACTGGGCCTGTTGTTTTTCATCCTGCCGGGGGTAGTGGCCAGTTTTCTTTCGCGCAACGGCGAGGTGGTGATGCCGCTGCTGGGGGCAATGCTTGCGGCCCCGCTCTGCCTGCTGCTGATGCGCGTGCTGTTTCTCTCGTCGAGAAGCGTCTGGCAGGAAATGGCGTGGCTATTGAGTGGCGTTTTCTGGTGTGCGCTGGGCGCGCTCTGTTTCTTATTTACGCGCAGCCTGCTGCAACAGCGGAAGCACCGTAAATAA